GCGCAAGTGGGGATCTGGACGTTTTTGCTTCAATCCTTGAGATCACCTAATGGCATATTTGGGAAGAACGCAGCTAAAAGCCGCTGACATAAAGTTAAAAGCGGCAACGACAATATCGGGTTCCTCGACCAACACTGTCGTTCTAACGTGGGAGGCCCCAAACGAGCAATCGCTGATTTTGAAAGTCAACGGTGTAACGCAAAACACCACTGACTTCACGATTTCCGGCAGTCCAACCACGATCACCCTGGCAAGTGGAAACTTCGCTGATGGTTCTGTGGTCGAAGTTGTCGGAATCAACGATATCGGAACTGCGATAGTTCCCGCAGATGGTTCTGTTACACCAGTGAAGATGGCAACCACATCTTCTGGCGCGACAGGGGAATTCCTGAAGAAAACAGGCGCAGCGACTATTGATTGGGCGGAAGTTGCCAGTGGTATCGATTGGCAAGCAGTTCAAACAACCGGGTTCACAGCGGTTGCAGGAAAGGGTTATCCGGTAAACACGACAGCGGGAACTATTGCTGTAGCGTTGCCAGCCGGTAGTGTTGGGGATCAAATAGCAATAGTCGATTATGCCGCAACTTCTCAAACAAATAATATCACTATCGTCCCAAATGGTTCAGAAAAAATAAAAGGCATAGCAGACACTTTTACTCTGAAAACAGAAGGGGCAGGGGTGAGACTGCTGTATGTAGATTCAACCCAAGGATGGATAGCGGTCTTGTCCGCTACTGGCAGTACGCTTGCTGGTCCGGCTGTAGAGGTGGAGTATTTAGTTGTTGCTGGAGGCGGAGGTGGCGGAACTGGCACAGACGGTGCTGGCTATGGTCGTGGCGGTGGGGGCGCTGGTGGCTACCGAACCAATTTTGGTGGAACAAAAATCGAATTCTCCGGTGGTATCACTTACAGTGTTACCGTTGGTCAGGGAGGAGCAGGGAATAATGATGGACAAGATAGTTCACTAACAGGCTCAGATATAACTAATATAGTTAGTGCTGGCGGAGGTGCTGGTTCAAACACTATTGGGGCTGCTGGTGGTTCTGGAGGTGGTGGTGCCACTAATACTGCAGGTGGTGCAGGAAACACCCCATCCACAAGTCCTGTTCAGGGTTATGCTGGCGGCGATGCTGGTCATGCCAACGCAGCGGGTGGCGGTGGGGGCGCAAGTGAGGTTGGAGATTCAGTTAGTGGAATTGGCGATGGTGGTACTGGTGGCGATGGTCAAGCAAACTCAATTACCGGTGCTTCAGTCACATATGCAGGAGGCGGTGGCGGCGCAGGAAATACTGCTGGTGGCCCCGGTGGCGCTGGTGGTGGTGGAACTGGTTTTAAATACTCTCCCACAACTGCCCCAACAGCAGGAACAGATGGACTAGGCGGTGGAGGTGGCGGAGGTGGCTGCTCATCATGCGGTGTAGCAACTGGCGCAGATGGTGGGGATGGTGTTGTTATCTTGAGAATGAAAACATCAGATTACTCTGGAACGACTTCTGGATCACCTACTGTAACCACAGATGGACTGTATACGGTGATTAAGTTCACTGGTTCAGGGAGTTACACACAATGAAAAGGTTCGCCAAGTTGGGACTCAACAGTAAGGTGGTTGGGGGTTGTGTGGTTGAAGATGCCGTAGCCCCAGATGAAGCTACTGGAATAGAGTTTTTAATCGAACTTACATCATATCCATTCTGGAAAGAAGCCATTAAAAATGTCGGTGTTGGGTCTACCTACGATGAAGATAATGACGTATTCATAGCACCAAAACCGTACCCATCATGGACGTTAAATTCAACGCATGAATGGGAAGCGCCCGTTGCATATCCAGACGACGGAATGCATTACTTGTGGGACGAACCTAATGAAGCTTGGGTTGGGGGGCATAGCAAATAATGAGTTACCTAGGAAATGAACCACCACAAATAGCGGGATATTCAACACAGACTAAATCCGCTCCCGTTGGTTCATCGATCACGCTTAACCAGGAAGGAACTGTAAATTCTATCCTCTTGTTTCTTGATGGCGTAAGACAAACCCCGACCACTGATTACACGGTTTCTGGAACGACCCTTACCCTAACCTCTACTGCACCAACAACTGCTGTGGCGACAATTCTATTCTTGGGTGATGTTGCGGACATCGGTGTGCCAAGTGATGACACGGTGAATGTGAGTCAACTCGACACAACATCCACTGGTACAACAGGACAATTCCTAAAGAAAAGTGGAGCGGGTGCTATCGATTGGGCGGACGCAGCGGCTGACACTTCGGGAATAGAGGATGACATCGCTTTACTAGGCTTCAAGGTTGCGTCTAATGGCTCATGGTCTAAGTACAATTTAGTAGACCAAACCGAAGATGCTTTTGTCGATTCTTCGGGTGTCGATGCTGGTGACTCAACTAACGCTACATGGAATGCTGCTAAATATTTTTCTGGGACAGCCGGTGGTTCGATTACTGCAACTGGTGGAACAATTACAACAGATGGTGATTACACCATACATTCGTTCAATAATGCGTCAAGTCCTAAAACCTTTACTACTGACACAGCACAAGATGTAGAAATTCTACTCATTGGTGGTGGTGGAGCGGGCAGTAACGATTACGGTGGCGGTGGTGGAGCAGGTGGTGTGATTGTTCATCCATCTTTTGCTGTATCTGCCGCTTCACATTCTGTTGTTATAGGAACTGGTGGTGCGTCTACCACGTCTATGCCCGGTCCTTCTGGAACAGATTCAACATTTTCAACATTGACGGCTGTCGGTGGAGGTGGTGGAGGTGGTTGGTCTGCTGTGAATGGCGTAAACGGTGGTTCAGGTGGCGGCGGCGGTAGAGGCGCATCCAACGGTACCGGTGGTTCAGGAACGCAAACATCCCCCGCTGGTGGTACAGGTTACGGGAATGATGGAATAAACGGTGGCACATCACCAGCCAACTTCGGAGGCGGCGGAGGTGGCGCAGGAGCGGTTGGTTCTGCAAGAACTGGTGGAGATGGAATTCAATCAGATATTTATGTAACCGGAGTAAATGTTTATTACGCTGGTGGTGGTGGCGGTGGAGCAACTAGCGGTGGACTTTCTGATGGCGGGCAAGGTGGGGGAGGTAAAGGTAACGCCGGTACTACCAACCAAGCCGGTTATGACGCGACAGCAGATACAGGATCAGGAGGCGGCGGCGGTGCTGGCGGTGGCGGAGCAACCGGAGGTGCTGGAGCAAATGGTTTGTTTGTGTTAAGGCGCGCAACAAGCAGTAGCGTTATATCCAACATGACCCTCGTATCAGAATTTACTGAAGCAGAAGCCACACCTACAAAGGGTGATATCGTTATGACGTATACGAATGGTGCTGGCACCGCAACGCTGAACACGGACTTGAAGGCTTATGCGAGCCGTGATGATGGAACAACTTGGACTCAATTAACATTGGAGTCGCAAGGCAGTACAGGAACATCATCTCCGCATTTTATTGTTTCCGCTCACAACGTAGATATCAGTAGTCAACCAGATGATAAAACTATGAGGTATAAGATAGAAACACTAAATCAAAGCGCCACAAAAGAAACACGAATCCAAGCAGTGTCGTTGGGGTGGAGCTAACCCCTGTTCAGCGTCCTCTGGCGATCCCTCGCACTCATACGAACAGCACTCATCCCCCTAGCCCTAATCCTCGTAGCAGTAAGTCCCGAGTGGCTTCCAATCTGCTTAAAAGAATTAGGCGAAGTTTTCAGAAACACATTCAAAGGTAGTTATTTTGGCAACGACTAAAGTTGACGTTAATTTAATTGATGCTTCAGGCATCGATCCCGCAAAGTTTTTACGGGGTGACGGAACGTGGGAAGCTGCCGGTGCTGGCACTAGCGTTACCACCACTAAAACAACCGGAACAACCACACTTACTGATAGTGATGCGTCCGGCTATGTGACTGTACCATGCGATTCTAGCGGCGGTAATGTCATCATAAAGTTGCCAGCAGCAGCATCATCATGGTCAGGCAGTATTCTGCATATTGTGGCAAGCACAGCACCAGGCACGGGTTATAACGTAGTAATTCAAAACAGCGCAGCAACAGAATTAGCGCAGTTAAATAAGAAAGGCGATTATTACACTGTTACCTGTGACTCCGCTGGTTCTAACCTTGTGGTTATAGATCATCAGCAAACATATACAGGTTGGTTAGTTACAACAGCGCAGCAAGGCAGCATGTCTCACACATTGGGTAATGCTCAATTATTCATTGATCCAGCAAAGTATTCTATTGTAGAAAATTACGGGAACTGGTGGGATTCTAGTACCGATAAACTTACTGTATCTTCCGGTTGGGTTGGCAATGTGGAATTAACTTTGGCCCCAGGAGTCACACAGGCTTCTTATGTTTCCAGCGGTTTATTCAAAGATGGATCAGCATTGATTGCTCCTATCATTTATTCCGCAGATGGCGCACCGCTCCAGGTTACGACAAATGAAGCCGTTACGGGGGGGGAGTATTACGAAGCGTATGGTTACAACACCTACACAAGTTCAACAAGATATATTGAGTCCGGTTGTGTTTTCAAATGGGTAGGCAAGAGGAACGCATGATGACAAGACCAGGAAGGTTGATTCCAGTTATTTTGCATGAACCAGATGATGAGGTTTCTCAAAAAAGAATAGCAGAATATCCAACTTTGGACCAGATGATTGTTGCCCTTTGGGAATCTGTTGTGGAGGAAAAAATGGCGGCGATGACTCAACTAGAAGCCCAACGCCAAGCAGTGAAAGCAAAGTATCCGAAGGGTTAAGCTATGACAACGAAACTAAAAGCCGCCAACCTAAACGCCACTTACTCCGCCGATCAAGTTCTGCAAACAACTGCTTCTGGTGCCTTGTCCTGGGGAACTGTTACCACGGATACCTCAGGCATTGAGGATGATATTGCTCTGCTAGGTTTTAAGGTAGCGGCTAATGGTGCTTTCGGAAAATACAATCTAGTAAATCAGACAGAAGACGCTTTCATGGATGCTACCGGCATTGATGCTTCGGCGTCCACAGATGCAACTAGGAGTGCTGCCAATTATTATAGCGGGGTGATTGCACTTGATGCGTATACCTCTTTGTATATTGAGAATGGTGTTAATGGTAGCACTACTTTTACCGACGCTTCAGCGTCACCTTATACGCTGACACCCTCTGGTGATATTAAGTGGTCGAATGCGGCTGCAAAGTTCGGAGACACTAGTATTTATACAGACAACACGGGAGATTACCTTACTGTTGTTAGTCCAGGTGCAAGTCTTGATTTTGGCACTGGAGATTTTACGGTTGATCTTTGGATCAAGCCGACAGGTCCGCATGAGATGTGGGATGGAATAATTGAGTTAGGTTTACATAACACTGGTACAAAAGGATTTGGAATATGGTGGGATGATGATGGTATGGTCCGTACACATTTTGGCAGCACTACTGTAGATAGTGCTGATGGTGCTATCGCAACGGGTTCTTGGCAACATCTAGCCGCTGTTAGGTACGGCACTGCTTATAATTTATACGTTGATGGTGTGTCTGTAGCGAGTGCTACCAACTCAACAGACCTTGCTTGCGATGGAAATGGTGCTACTCTTTTAGTTCCAAATCATAACCTCTCAAGAACGTGGGCGGGTTATTCGGAATGCTTTAGAATATCTAAAGGGATTGCTAGGTGGACAAGCGCGTTTACTCCGCCGACCACTCCACCTGATGCTGGTGGTGTAGATATGACTTTAGTTTCCAATGCCACAACAGCAGAAACCGAGCCTACAAAGGGCGATCTAGTCCTCACACATACGACTTCTGGCGGAGGGTCCACAACGATCAACACGGACTTAAAGGCGTATGCCAGCCGGGATGACGGCACTACTTGGACTTTGATGACGCTTATTGACCAAGGCAATACGGGGTCGCACGATATTGTTTCAGCGCACAATGTTGACATTTCTGGACAACCTTCTGGATCAGAAATGCGTTATAAGATCGAAACACTGAATCAGAGCGCATCAAAAGAAACCAGAATTCAAGCGGTGTCGTTGGGCTGGAGTTAATGTGAAAACCAAAGCACTCGTCCTCGCAGCCGCTTTTGCGGCTTTTTTTACGCCTACAGCCAACGCATTCTTCCCCCAAATCGTCCCGTTAAGAGCGTTGTGCGTTTCTGGTTCTCCCGAACCTTTGCTAATGAAACTGCTTGAGAAATACAACGAAGTTCCAAAATATACGATGCGGTTGACGGTTGATTCGCCCAAACCTGTTTTTATGATCATCACTGAGAACAAGAACAACGGGGGCGGAAGTGGTACATCGACTGTGCTTATGGTGAATCCCAATTTGGATTTATCCTGTGTCTTCTATACAGCAAAGGACACGCTGAAAGACACTGGTGCGAAAAGTCTGCCCGAAAAGATGCCCCTAGAAGATGGGAAGTTGGATGTCTGATGGTGATTGGAAAAAATCATCAGCCCTAGTCATTCTGAAGGTCGAGTGGCTTGATAGTTATACAGAGGGTGGGTGGGCCGAATACAAAACGGTGGATACGTTGACCACGACCTACGGCATTTTCGTCGGAGAGAACGAGGATTTCCTTACTTTGGCGATGACTAAAGAGGAGGGCTATTGGGGTAACCAATGGCACATCCCCATCCCAAATATACGTGCTATCACTGTGATATCAAACGCTATAGACTCAACAGAACATGATAACTAGAAAGAACGCTTGAGAGTTCTAGTGATCCCCGACACCCAGGTTTCTCCTGGTGTCCCCACCGACCATTTAACCGATATTGGTCGGGCAATATGTGAGTACCTTCCTGATTACGTCGTTCATTTGGGCGACCATTGGGACATGAAAAGCCTCAATCGTTGGATTCCACGGGGAGGTTTGGAGATAGAAGGCACTCGCATCCTCGCTGACTTAGAAGCCGGTAACACGGCTATTCGCAAAATCACTAACCCAATCCACGCTTTCAACAAGCGGCGCAAGAAGAAGTACAAGCCAAAGCTGCATTTCATAATGGGAAACCACGAAGAAAGGCTGCTGCGCTATGTGCGTGAAAATCCGTGTTTAGAGGGTGTTTTCGGAGAGGATAGCTTCGATTTAGAAGGGTGGGTGTCTCACCCATTCCTCCATCTTTTTAACATCCAAGACGTGTATTTCAGCCATTACTTTGCTAATCCCAACACAGGCAGACCGTATGCGGGGACTGCACACTCAAAGTTACGCAATGTTGGGTTGTCGATGGTTATGGGTCACGTTCAGGGGCTTGATTTAGCGATCAGAATGCTTCCAAACGGTCAACAACAAAGGAGCATTGTGGCTGGTTCGTGTTACACCCACAGAGAGGCTTACAGAGGCCCACAGGGGCATGAGAACTTCCAAGGCATCCTGATCCTCAACGATCTAAGAGGATCATCGTATGACCTGATGGAACTGTCACTGAGGTATCTCAAGAAAAAATTCAGATGAAAATCTACCAACCAGACAGGTTTGAAGAAGACCCAGGGAAAAGGGTCACTTCCTGTCCTGTTTCACTTACTCAGGAGAAAAAGCCAGTGTATTCAGTGCCGCAATTTCAGAAAGACTATTTAGATGCAAACACCGTGAAAGATCAGGAAAAAGCACTTATACGGTTTGCTAAAAGCAATGCGGCAGCTTCAGATTCACCTGAGACTTATCACAAGATGGAAGAACGACTTCAGAAAATATCGGAGCGAGAACATTGAGCCACTTATCTGATGTCCAAGAGAACTACTTCAAACACCTATGGTCTGCGCTTGGGAGCGCGTGGTGGCTGCTGGTAACAGCGGGGATCTGTACCCTCCATGCGGTATTGCCTTTTATCCTCGTCACCACGACCTCCCAACGTGTCGCCACCCTGACTGAAAAACTAGCCCGAAACTGATTTTCCGTGACAGTTTTCCGTTACAGGTACAAAAAGTGTGGTTAATAATCCCTGTAAGTCATTGATTTAATGGTGGGCGCGACTGGGATTGAACCAGTGACCCCTGCCGTGTGAAGGCAGTGCTCTACCAGAGGGGTCTTATAAATCAACAACTTACAGGTGGAAAAAGTCGGGATTGTGACATGTTGTGACATATTGTGACATGTTGTGACAAATTACCGTGACAGTTTCCGTGACAGTGCATTTACCGCTTCCCTCGCATCTTCATCTGCAAGGTGGGTGTAAATCTCAGTGGTTGTGATGCTCTGGTGGCGCAAGACCTTGGCAACCTTCGGCAACGGCACCCCGTCTTGAACCATCCAAGTCGCACAGGTATGGCGCAACATCTTCGGACTCGACCCCTCAACCACGGGGATACCCGCTTTTCTGAGTGCGGTCTTGAAGGACTTTTTTACACTCAAAATTCGCTTCCCTTTACGCTCGAATAAGTAAGTTTTGGTCTTAAAGCGACGGTCCCGAATAGCACGATAAGCATCATCGTTAAGTGGTACTGATCCCGCTGATCCATTCTTCTGGTCATTGGGGTTAAAAAGAATCAGTCGATTTTTGAGGTCGATTCTGTCCCATGTCAAAGAGAGCAGTTCACCAGGGCGAAGACCTGTGCTGACGGCGATAATAATTAAGTCTCTCAGGTAGTCTGAGGCTTGCCGATCAATACTGTCCAAAATAGCTTTGTACTGTTCTTCGCTTAGATAAACCGGAAGTCGCTTTTTTGATGAGGGGATGAAACCGCGCCAAGGGTTAGGTAGGGCATCGTCAGTGAGTTGATGCTCTGTGTTCCAGTGGTCAATAGACATTGAGAGCAGTTGGAGTTCCTTACTAATTGTGCCAACCGCACGTTTTCGCCACTTTGAGTATTTTTTGATGTCTGAGGTCAGCAGGGAGTAAACACTTCGCTCACCAAAAAATGATTTTATAGGTTTGGCGGAAGCAAGGCTGCGCTCATATTTTGGATCATCCTCTATAAAGGCAAGGTATGTCTCCAGAACATCACATACCGACTCATTTACGGGACGGACGACCTTCTTTCCACGCAGCTTTTTTTCTAGTCTGTCGGCTTCTCGCCAAGACGCAGTGCCAGAAGATTGCTGCTGTCTCCCTTCCGACGTTTCGTAGGAAATCCACCAGAATTTGGTATCTTTTTTCCTGTAAGGCACGGTTGGTCCTCCACAAATTCAGTAAGAGTGGTGTGCAATATACGGATGGAATGCCCTATTCTGCAAGCTGGAAGTTCGCCGCTGTTCATCAAACGACGCACGGTTCGGGCCGATACGCTCAACAATTCGCCCGCTTCGGGTATGGTATATGCTAGTTTAGTCATCATTCTCAGTGTAGAAAAAAACGTAAATTTTGCCCTCGTACCTCACGATCCATTCACCTTTATCAGAGGTCACACAGTCGGCACCTTTGTCGCATAGGGCGACGATTTGCTCCACAAACAAAGCGTCCACATCGCAATCCAAAAGGAGGCGGGGGGTGGGTCAACCCCCCGTTGATCCTCCACCTAAACGAACTGCTTCTGTTAAGGAAATGTCTCCTTTGGTTGTGTGTTGATCGTCTTGGAAACACGCTTCCATGCCTCGGTAATAAGATCCTCGTGTTATCCATAGTTCGACTTTGCCCCAGGAATCTTCGGGTGCTTTCAGAGCGTAAATGTCCGAAAGACTGACGGCGATCCATGCGCCAGAGCGAAGCTGTAAAAAAAGGGGCGGGTTGGCCTCATCGAATGGAGGTGGTTCGACTTTGCGAGGCTTCCCCGCCATGCAAACTACGTTACCAGGCAGTTTTTCTTTCACTGACTGTCGCCGGTTGGAACTGTGAAGGTTGGCTTTGCCGGGTATCGTCGCCCGGTTCATAAATTCCGACCTTAATCGACTTTAAGTTGTTCATGCCCCAAGCCAGCCAGCGGTTGAATTCGGCTTGATCCACGCTATCTTTTTTGTTCAACCAACATCTGGTTTTGTGACTATCCTCTTGTCCGTCGTGCGCGGTGAAGATGTCGCCGGACTTGCCAAAAAACGGGTTAGAGCGTTCATCGTTAGGGTC